TGTAACGCTTAATGATTTATTTCCAGGTAAACTGGACAATTTATCAGTTTCATTAACCTTAGATGCAACAATTCTTGGAGTATCGAAGAATGTATTTTCTGTTATATTTAATGGAAGTATTTCAGATTCAATAAATGATACTTCATCACCATCAATACTAGTTCCAGTTACAGTTTTAATTGATGAACGAATGTTAGTTTCAGATAAAACTAATGTTTGAACTATTGGTCTTGCTATTTCATATTGTATATTTTGTGATGCTTTTACTGAATTGCCACCAGAAGATTTGGATTCATTAATGTATAGTTTTTCAAATCCATTTCCACTATTTCTATCAGTTCCATTTGATGATGTGTCAAGTTTAATATAATAGTAATCTAATCCTATTGGTCTTTGTACTAGGGAATCTTGTAAATCATGAGTTTTGTTTATTCTTCTTAATGAAACTCCATTCAATTCATATTTTTTAACTATTGAACCAGTAGGATAGTTGTAAGATCTAGTTTGATCTATTTGTCTAGTAATACCTATTAATTGTCCATCACCAACTCCAGTATATGAAATTATTTCATTATCTATTAAAACATATCCTGGATTTGTGGAAGCAACCGAAACATTTTCAAACGTTGTGAAAGATGTAGTACTTGCAATACTGATACTTCCAGTGTCAGAATTTGTATAGTCTGCAGTCAATATGGTAGGTGTTATATCAGTATCAACATGATTAATCTGAACTTTATTAATTTCAGAATGCATACCATGATTTTTATGATTTACTTTAATATGTAAACCATCTGTCTCAAGGGAATAAAGTTCTAAATCGGTAATTACTGCATTTGGACCAGAAGTAGTTAAAATTGTAGTAATTCCAGCAACACTATCAACATATTGTATAGGCATTGCCCCATTAATTTTAAATTCACCTTGAACTTGATCTAAAATTAGTTCATTAGTTCCAGAAATATTTGATAATGATAACTGTAAATTTCTTCCTAATGACTCAGAACCGATTTGTTCAACTGTAAGAACATCGCCAATTTGATAACCAGAACCTCCATTGGATATTGTTGCAGCAATAGCAACACCATTTAATCCATTAACAGTTCCAATAGTAATATTAGCAGTCGCATTTTTACCATTTCCAGTAGAAGATACCAGAGGAATATTAGTGAATGTAAACGATGAACCATTAGATGGTGTATATCCAATACCAGGATTAACAATATTTAAATTTCCAGAAGCAGAACCACCAGCACCAACATAATTTGCAAAAGCATTATTATTCATTTGAATAATAGTATTACCCAAATCTACTCCAGATAAATCTACAGTATCATTTAAAGTTACAATAATTTTTTTAGCATTAAATTCTAAAGAATCTTTTAATAGAGTTGCAATTTGTGCGTTACCTTCTGATAATTCTGGATTATAGAATGTTATAGATCCATTACTACCCTTAAATCTTGCCGAATATAGATTGAATTTTAAATCTTCATATTGGCTAGGTGTCCAAGTGGAACCATTTTGTGACTTGAATAAAGAACCAAGCATTGGTTGTGCAGAAACTAGAACCTGTCTAGATTCTGGTTGAGATAAAGTACCAATGTCAATTTCACCCATTCTAGAAATCCAAACAGTGTATTCATATGATTGTGCTAATAATACAATAGCATTTTCTGAATTTGGATTTAAATAAATTGGGGAAGGGAATAATACTTTAGTTGGTAATGAACCGTCTGAAGAAGTAACAACATCTTTAGATTCAACAACAACTTCACCAAATGGATATACTTCTGTAGATGGAACACCATTAACAACAGGTCTAAGCTGAACTGTTACTGGAAGTGTTTCGTCTTTAGTATTAAAGAAAACATCAACAGCAGTTACAAAAACTCCAGTATTATTAGTAATAAAGAATGATTGTCCTAGTGGGTCTCCTCCCCATGGTGGATCTGGTGGTGGTGGTGGTGGTAATGTAATAGTACTAACAGTTGTAAATGTACTTACTGCAGTAGTTGATTGTACATCTACTGCCGCTCTAGATTCACTTACTGTCTCTTCATCAAATCTTGGTTTTCTAGTAGTTCTAATAGTTTCTTGTTGATTATTAATTGTACCTTGAGCAAAATATTGCTCTTCACCATCTGTGCTAACAAGTCCACCAACAGAACTATTTGTAGAGCTACTTGTTAATTTAAATAATTTAATTCCAGTTTCAAAAGATGGATTTGATATAATATTTGGGTTTGGAATAAAGAATGAACCTATAAGAGTCCCTACATGGTCTGTAAACAATCTTACATTTGTTATAACTGCTTCACCCTCTTCACCTCTCAATCTCATACCTGTTTGTATGAATCCTCTATACAAACCTTGAGTTATATCTGATAGTGATGCAGTATCAACATTAAGAAGAATTGAAGAACTAGAATATTCTTCTGGAATTGTATATGACTGATTATATGGACTTACAGTAAAGGTATCTGTAGGGTTGGAAATAGGACCATACTTATGATTTGATTTTGCAACTCTAAAAGTTATAAATGGAGTAGAGTCATTAATTTCAGTTTCAGTTCCAGTTGACATTCTACCAGTTATAATCTCACCAACATTAAATTTACCAGTGATCATTTCAATTTCAATTAATTTTGGTAAAACAAATCTATTTACATCTACACCATCAAAAAATGTGTATAGTCTAGTAAAAGGTCTAAATGATTTTCCAGTAAATTCAACATTCCTAGATCTCATGAATGGAATGACAGAAGTGCTAACAACTCTATCTCCTTCATTAACAACATCAACTTGTTCAGCTAATCTCAATTGAGAACCAGATCTAGTTTCAGTTCCAGTTCTAGTTACTGTTGTTGTTTGAATATTTCGGAAAGTATTTGTTGTTGTTATAGTTCTTCCTATTTGATTAGAAGTAGATCCAGCAAATACTGCAGAATTTTGTACTGATGTAGTACTACCTGTCCAAGTAGCTTCCCAAGCATCCCATGTTACTGGAGTTAAACCTGTTTGTGGATCGAAACCAGAATGTATTAATTCTTCTCTAGACTCTGTATACAGGTCTAATTCTAATCTTTGTGGTTCTAATCTTACTTGGTCTATCCAAATATCAGAAGATGGGAATAATTCAATAGTTCCTTTATAAGATATTACTAAGTAAGGAACTACGTTTTCAACTCTTGTCGCAAAGGGTTGTTTTATTTCAACTACTTCATCATAATCCAGTGTAATTAATTGTCCAGTTCTTCTTACATTATTTCCAACGAGATCATTTACAAATTTTGTGTCTGCAATTGGGGATGCGGTAGTACCAATACCAATAAGTGATTTAGAACCTATTTGTAAATCAATTTCTGTTGTGAATGGTGAAGGTCTCAATTCTAGATTTGCTGGGTCAATACTATTTTTTACTGGACCTACTTTTACTTGAGAATTTCTAGTTGAAAAATTATCTACAAAAATTCCAGATTTAAATCTAGATAATCCATTTTCATCAGGTACAAATAAATTTTCTGTATTTGTTTCTAATAATGATAATGCGGTGTAATATTCTAAGTTTTTGATTCTATCTTCAAGTTGGGCAACATCTTGCATTCTATAACGCTTATGCTGTTTTAATGATATATCTAAAGAATTAGCGTTACAAATATATGGTGGAAGATTTATTGTTGCAACTTCCAATGAATCGTCAATTGGAATTGGTGGTAATGGATTCTCTGAAGGAATACCATTGATTAATTGGAATCTTCTATTCTTATTCAAATAAATTTTATCTATTCTTGGTAAATAGAATGAATAAGTTAAAGTTATAGATTCATCAGATGCAATTATATTTTTTGATGAATTATTCTCTTCTGAAAAAGTTCTGCCAAAGAATTCGAATGGTGAAACACTAGATTCTGGATTAAATGGTAATACCCTTGGTCTAATATCTAAAATATCAGTAAGTCTAGTACTATCATTAATTAAAGGTAAGTCGCAGTAATTTATTTGATCATATGAAGATGCTGTTGTTAAATCACCACTATCTGAAGATGAATATTGGGATGCTTCAAATATAATTCTTAATTTTCTTTTTGGTTCTTTATTATTAGTAATTCTAATCAATTTTGAATAGTCGCAAATAGTCTCTTTTTGTCCACTGTCTAAAAGATATCTATTTGTAATATTTGAATCACCTTCAACAAATCCATTAACAACACCTCTAATACTTGTTTCTTTAAACTCTATGGTTTCATTTAACTTTAATCTTAATTCATTTAAGTATATAAATTCTAAATTCAAACTGTCTACTTTGTTTACAAATATACCAACAGCACCACTTTCTCTACCGATAAACTCTTCACCTATTATTAAATCGTCAACTCTTCCAGTAGGTCCATTTAAATTGAACAATGATATTCTTGGTAATTTTGGATCTGTGGTGTCTGAAGATTCAAAAATTCCATATACCTTAGTTACGTCTGGAACTAACAAGCACAATTCTTTATCTTGAACTCTTAATCCATATCCATAATTTCCATAAGATAATCCATCATTTAGTGTTGTAGAACCAATTCCTGATTGGGCAAGATTTGATTTATTAACAATTATTGAATTTACTCTACTTATATTTTTTACTTTATTTTTTATATTGATTTTTTCTAGAGTTGCAATTAATCTTGCTGATCCAACACTGTTTACACCAAAGATTCTTATTTCTCTGTTTCCATTAGTATATCTAAATTTATCTGGAGTTAATGGCTCAATATACCCAGAAGAATTTACTAAAACATATCTTTCTTCATCAAAAGGTAAGAAAAATTCATCTTCATCGGCTTGAATAGTATTAGTTGTATTTGCAGTAATAGTTACATCAAATTCTTTTCTAATTGTCAAATTAGAATTTGTTAAATTAACATTAGATATCCATTTTTTAGGTAATGGTGTATATAAAGTATTATCTGATGATGATTGGAATTTAGATTTTAAAATAGAAAAATCTACAGGGGTAATTTGAGATGTTGGTAATCCACCATCACATATGTTAGATACTGTTGTTATTCCAGAAATTATAATGTTAAAATCATCAGTTACGCTTACAATTTTTGCAAACGTTTTTAATTGTGCATTATTAATTGCTGGATTTGTAAATGATACTAAATCACCAGGCTTTACTGCATTTAAAAATACTAAATCATTTGAAGTTACTGTACAAATTCCTGGTGCTGCACCAGATTTTGGAGATATTCTAACTTGACCATATGATAATTTTAATTGTGGTTTGACATCCGCGTTAAATGTAATGCCAGATCCAACTAAAGAGTATAATGATTTTACATCATCAATACTATAAGCAGTAATTGCTGTAGATACTCGGTTTCCTTCGATTCCATTAAATATTAATTTTTCACCATAAATGAATTTTCCTTGACCATTATATGCGGTTATAATTCCAGAAGTGGTATTATATCTTAAGTATGCAGTTGCACCGCTAGATTTTCCTTCAATAAAAGTTGGTGCAGTTAATGTTAAAGGTTCATTTAATGTAATTTCAGTATAAGTCTGAATATCATACAGTGCAATATCCCACTCATTTAGATTTTGGTCAAAAGAAGAATAAGAACCAGATTCTAAGGCATAATCATATACTCTAGCAACACCAATTTCTTTTCCTGCAAATATTGAATGTGCTACACCTATTCTTTGGTCTCTTAAACTAATTGTATTATCGGTTGTAAATCCAATTGTTGGAGCACCAAAAACTCTGTTTAAAGTTAATGTTGGTCCAGTAATGAAATTTATTTTTTGATTCTCTAAAGTTTTTGTAGTTCTTGTTTTTTCAAAATCTAGAAAAGTAACTCCTCTTACGTTTACTTCATATCCCTTAATGAATGCTTTACCTGGAGATATTTTGTAAACACCCAAGCTAGAATTTGGTGTTAAATTACCATAAGTTAACTGATTAGAATTAAAAATTCCATTATTACCTTTACTATCATTTAAAGATTCTCTAGAAACTATTGAAAATGGTTTTACATAAAAATCACCAGATTGGTCATATGTTCTTCTTGCTAATTCATCTACAATTACATTATATTCTGGTGTTTCATTAATATGAGAAACTGTTCCATTTCTTACTATTAAAAATTCTATAAAATTTTCATTTTTTTCAGAATCTAAAGGTTTTTTAGTAAGAGATGCAGTTATTTTTAATCTATCAGCACCTGGTGCTGCATAATTATTAAATCCTTTAGCATTATCATTTAAAGATTGATCTTGAGAAGAAGTAATAACTTCCTCTAATATTTCAAATCCAACTCTATAGGATGGATTATTTGCGTGTGGCTCTAATATTAATACTTGCTCATCAACTTTAACAAAAGATCCTCTAAGAAAATAAATTCCCTCTGATAAAAATAGTGCAGAACCAGTACTAGTACAATCTGTAGGTGCAGTAATAGCAAATCCTTGTCCAGATTGGAAGTTTAAATTATTTAATACTAAATTTTCTTCTAATAATAATGTTTCCCCATTAGCAAATGCTTGTCTTTCATCAGTTCCAGAACTGAGATAATTTATATAAATTGTATGATATCCTCTTTCCGAAAATTCTGGACCTATTATTAGAACTACCTTTGCACTTACATTAGAATTTTCTCCCCTTATTACCTTACCTAGCAACTCACTAGCATAACTTGCAAAGGGGATTCCGAGATATTCTGATTCTACTTCTACTGCAAAAAGACTATTATTGTAATTAATTTGACCAGGTATAACTACAGAACCCTCTTTAAATAAATGGTTTCCTAACTGCTCAATTTGATTTTGTAGTACGGACTGTAAAGAGGTTAACTCTCTTGCTTGTACTGGTAATCCTGGTTTAAAAAGAACCTGATAATATTGTTTTTCTGGATCAAAATCGTCAAAATATGGGGATACATTTAAATTAGTTTCTTTTGGCATGGTTTGTTAGAATTGCAACACTACTTTAATATCTTCTCTTTGGTTTATAGATCTTGTTATCGAAGGTCTATTATCGACATAAAGAATATTTCCAGAATATTTTTGAACTTCTGGATTTGATACCCCACTAATAAAAGTTTGTCCTAGGTAATATGTTTTATTATTTATGACAGTACTTATACCAGGATTGTTTTCTGAACCAAATCCAGAATCAATATATAAATCTTTATTACCACCAACAATTCTTAATGTGCCAGAACCAGTAATTTCTGAAGTAAAACGATTTATATTATATCCATATTTTGGAGATTGATTCTGTGTTCCATCTGTATTAAAACCGACCATTGTGCGGTCTTGCCAATATCTCAAAACTCCTGTTGTTTGATCATATGAAATTACTTTTCCAACTGCTGTTACACCAGTACCAACTGTCTGAGTTATAATTGCATTTGGTTGAAAAGTAGTTATCTTATAATCATCAGTATTTGGACTTAATCCTTTTAACATTAAGGCATAAACACCACTAGCTCTATCATCAGTCAAAATAGTATTTGATTCAAATGAGTTTGGATTTTCTACAATACCAATTCTAGCAATTTTTGTCCCAGTAACAAAATCTGGATTTTGATCATTATTTTCTATTCTAGAATAAATTAGAACATTTGTAGAACCAAGTTCTCTGTAAATGTCATATCCGTGTCCATTACTTGGAGGAATAATAACATCAAAAGTTGGTGTGGTGTTACCTAAAGGTACATTTCCACCAATTAAATCTACTGAACCGTATGTATATCCTGTTCCACCATTAGTAATGGTAATTGATTCTACTTTAGAATCATTATTTACAACTATTGTTGCCTCAGCACCAAATCCATCACCCTTTATAGGTACTCTAGAGTAAGTTGTATTTGGTGGACCAACTAAAAATCCTCTATTAGTAATAGTAGAAATTTTTATTTGTCCGCTACTTAAAGCATTATTTCTAACTGAAGCATAATCGGTGTTTGTTTCCCAATCAACTGGTAATGGAATAAAATTAATAGAATCAAATTTTATTACATCACTTGGACTAATAGTAAACAAATACTTCCAAATATAACCATCACCACTAATACCAGCAGATCTTGGTTCTAAATCTGTAAATTTAGGTTCATCTAATGATGGTCTTCCGTTTGGGTTTTCTGGATCTACCCCGTTATTTAAACAAATATAAACTCTGTATTCGCTATTAACTACATAAAAGTTTGAAGAATATAAACTAGTTTTATTGGATGGTCTGGATAGATTAGTTCGTGTTACATCATGACGATACATATCATAAATTGTAGCAGAAACCCATGGAATTCTTCTAACAACTGGCCTTACATCATCTACTCCAATTTTTTTTAATGCTATAATACTATCCCAATAATCATTTTGTTCATTAAAACTATCTTTTGGTGGGGGTGGATAAGAATCCCATGTAGAACTTATTTCCGACGCATTAGGAAGACCAATAAAAGTGTAATATGAATTATCACTAGATCTAATTTCATTTATAAATGACCTAGCATTTTTAATTCTCAATTGATCAGTTATAATTGCAGACATTGCCTATTAGCTTATTTTGTTCTATTTATTAAACAATATATCCAAGATATTTTAATGGGAATGCCCTTCTTACTATTGGATTTGATGATATGCCAACAAATTGATTTGTTTCAATGTTAAATTCAACTGGTCTTGTTCTAATTGGAGTATCTATTCTACCCCAACTATAATTGCCATAGAATGCTGTAGATGCTATTCCAGTCAAACCATTATAGTTAGCAATTTTTGTCACAACTCTAACAACACTTGTTGTTATACCATCAGAAGGAATATATCTATTAATTAGAGAAGTTGATATAACTTCATATACATTATCTAAACATGTAGAACCAATTCCCAATACACCATTGGAAGATGTTAAAGATACTGAAGAATTACCTAGAGATGAATCTGTAACTACAAAATACTGACCTGTTTGAATTCCTGATGTAAAGATAGAATAATCTCTTCTTAAAATGGAATTTAATGGAATATAAAAATCAAATACTACTCCTGTAGAAATTCCAACATTAGTAGTTCCAACACCAACTATATTTCCATAATCACCAGAATAAGTGACTGAGAATATAGATTCAATTTTTCTAGCTGGAGGGGATACTAAAACGACTGGGGGTTTAATGGCAGATACTGTAAATTCCATTGGTCTAGTCAAAGCATATTTTCTTTGTGTTGATGCTAGTCCAACATTATCAAAAGTGTCTATGAATAATTGATCACCAAGTTGATAATTATAACCACCATCAATTATTTCTAATGTTGTAATGTTATAAGTAAATGGATTTAAAGTAATAGTAGCAGTAGCATTAACACCAATTCCAGTTTTTGATTTTAATTTAGCTTTGATAAACCTATTTGTAGATGGATCAATTCTTGGGAACCCTAAACCTTGAGCAGAAATTGATAATGCTTCAACTGGACCATAAACATATCCAGTTCCACCAAAACTAACTTGAATAGATGTAACTATACCAGAAGAAATTGATGCTATTCCTGTGGCAGTAGAAGATACTGACGTTGCATATCCTGGAGACTGTATAGTAACCATTGGTGCAACGGTATATCCAAATCCTGGATTTGTTACTGATATTGAAGATACTGTTCCTCCTACAGAAATTATTGCTTCTGCGGTAGCAGTAACTAAATCTTCTTGTGATACTAATTCTATTGTAGTTTTTTCATCAATAGATATTCCTTCTAAAGGATAATCAAAAAATGGTCTTAGTGAAGATACAAAAATAGCAGTAGAACCTAATCCAACATTATGTAAAATATTTGTAGATGGTGTTATTGCTGGTTCATAATAAATTCTATCTTTAGCCACTTCATTTTCATCAATAATTTTATCTACTGTCTGTTTACACCAACTAATTGGTCTTTCAAATAATTCATCTGCAACAACACCTTGACCAGCATAGTTGTTGGTAATAATTGTATCTGCAGCACTAATATCAATTACCAATCTATCTTCTTGATTTAAGGTTTCATCTGTATCATTATAAAGTTGAACTTCATCTCCAATTTTTACAGTTGGTAAAACATCAACTTGTTTAACGTCAATGGTTTGTGTTCCAGTATAAATTAATAGTTTACATCTATCACCTTTCGTAGAAATACCAGCGATACCTCCTTTTGGTGCTTCACTAAATCTTAAAACGCTACCACCAGTGAAGGTATATCCTTCTCCAGGAGTTTGTAAAATATCATTAACAAATACTAAAAGGTTAGATTGTAAATCAATTCCAGAATTCTGTCTTGCAAAGAAAGAAATTCTTTCTCCATTAATACTTAATGGGAACAGTCTTCTTCTTCCATTAAAGAATTGTTCAATATTATCTAATACTAAGAAATCACCAACATTCCATCCAGAGAACTTAGATCTATATGTGGAATCCACAAAAACTTTAAATTCATTAAATGGTAGTCCAGAAGATGTTGGTATTCCAGATAGACCACCTACAGGAACTGTTAGAATGTCTCCCTGTCCATAAGCATAGCCATAATTTTTAAATTCAAAATTAATTACACTGGAACCTTGACCAACTACAATATCAACAATCGCACCAGTTCCAATTCCATTTGGTGGAGAATCTGAAGAATAAATTAGTGGGATATTTGAATAACTTAATGGGTCATCGAAGATAACTTCTGGTGGATTTGATGACGTAAAACCACTACCTGGATTTGTAATTACTACAGGACCAACAACATTACCATTTAATACTGTTGCATATCCAACAAAAGTTATATTAGGAGTTCCAGAACTATATGTTTGAACTCCAATATTAACTATAGTTTGAATACCAACTCTATATCCAGAACCAGAATTTCCTATTGATATTGATTGTATAGTGCCAGCAATTGAAACTATTGCAGTTCCACCAGCAGAAACCAATGGTTGATATCCAAATCCATTTGAAGAACCAACTGAAACAATTACACCACCTTTTGGAACTCTATTAACATTAATGTCTTGAGTTAAACTATAATTTGCTATATTGCCAGTAAATCCTAAAGTAGATACGCCAGCAGATTCTTCGATTTTGTAATCACCAAGAATATTAGTCAATACGTTACCAAGTCTTTGAGGACCTTGGAATATATCATCAATAAGAATAACAGCGTTACCTGCCGTCAAACCATCTACATCTAAGCTATTTTGCTTTAATGTAAACTGTGTAGTAATACCATTAAATTGATCTGATATATCATCAAAGATATAGTTAGTTTCATACGCTCTTACAAAACTTGTAGTAAATGCTTGGTTAAGTGCCGATCTTATGAATACTCTTCCACTAAATCTACTACTAGTTGTCAATCCAGCATAATCTATTTCACCAGAAGATGTTGCTGTAGTTCCAAATCCAATTGGTAGATTACCCCACATTGGTTCAATAAAATTGATTGTATTATCAATAATATTGTAAGTTCCAGAAAGTTTAATTATTTGGTCATTAGTATTGTGAGAAGATTCTACAGTTCCCATCCATGATCTTAATACAGTAAATGTAGTAGATGCTGAACTAACAGCAGTAATCTTCATAATCTCTTCATTGATTTGAATTAAATCACCACCAAAGAATGAAGAAATACCAACAACACCAATAATAGTAGAACCTATTCCTACAGAGTTGCTAAGAGCAGAGGTTATTGCTGTTCCAACTATTGGAGTTTGTATAGTTCCATTGATTGTAATCAGTGCCTTTGTATTTTGAATTTTTGATTTAAAAATGTGAGTACTTCCAATTCCAACTGAAGTTAAATTGATAGATACTGGGTTAAATAAAAGTGCATTTTCTGGTGAAGAAGCAAAACGAATTCTTTGGTTATCTACCTTAATTACGTAAATTGATGGTGG